CCGCTTGACCGAAATTATCTACGGAGTGTGGCTACCGTATCCTACCGCGAGACGACACTCAAAAATCGTCGTAAGGGGGAAACATGCACTCTTTTGTGCCCAGACCTGAGTGTGGTGCTCCTCTGTGTTCGAGGTGTGATGACCAATCTTTTCGCTCTTTGCAAAGTGGGAGGGTTGAGATTCACATGCTTGTTACAGATGGATGCGAGGCTTGCAGATCTCTCGTGCCGAGATGTCTGCGTGAATTCACTCGGACTGTACGGACCTTTAGACTGGATGATGATTTCTTTGCGCGTTTGTGCATTGATTACAGCACGGCAGCTGACAAGTCTCTGAATCAGTCTTTAACGTCTGAGATCCGATCGGAAAAGGATCCATTGCGCAGGATTGCGATGATGCGTCTGGTCCCTGAGGCTCTATCTCAGGTTCATGCGCGGCAACGCTTGTTGTCGGCGCGCTTCAATCGGCACTCTCTGTTCCTATACGGAGCGGGAGGTCTGACTACAGTTACAGTTTCCACTCTGGGAACCAGACGGTTGCTTTCGAACTGGGAGATGCCCAAACCTGTGCGTTATGGATTGACCGCATTCACCATGTTCCCATTTTGGGAACTGGGGCTCTTTTACCTTGGAAGAAAGGTATCTCAGATGTGGAGCGGACATGCACATTACAAGATACTACCGCTCAGAGATGTTACAGAGACTGGTGATGAGGAAGTTGTCGAGGATCCCGCTATTCCCGCGGCTCCGCCGAGGGTTTTGCAACCTCCACAGCCTCCTGAACCGGAAGAGGATCATTCTGATGATGTCAGCTCTGTTAGCACGGATCCGGCGGCGCACGTGGAAGAAATTCGAACTTGGTTTGAGAATTTACCTCCGCTACCACCGCCCGGCCATGCACCGGATGACAGAATTCCAGTCAATACGATTGTCGGACCGTTGGAATCAGTTATACTCGAAACCAACATTGAGTCAGGTGAGGATTACCTCGCCAGAGTTCAGACCAGGGACTCTCCTGTCCCTCGTGTCGCTACTCCCATCGGTCCCACCACCCAGGAAGTTCAGCATTACACTGATGCTCTTGAGAATGTGATCAGAGCATGCAAAGGTAGGGTGGAAGGGAAAGCTAAACCATTTAAACCCAGCGACAAGGTTTATGCGGGCATTCTATCGGTGCAGCGTGCACTGAAGGATCATGTTTTCACGAAACGCAGAGTTCAGCAATGGGCTACAGACAATCCTTGCTTGAATGAATTGGTTTCGAAGAAATGGTCCCAACGTACTGTTGAGAATGCTATTGACATGTTGGTCGCAACCTCGGCAAATCAGCATTTTGTCAAATGGGCGGTGTCCATTAAGGATGAGATTCTCGCCAAAGGGAAGGAACCGCGGATGATTATGTCATGCGGCGGTGCCGGCCAGCTCTGCGCTCTTTTGACTGTAAAATGTTTCGAAGATTTGTATTTCGATCATTTTGAGCGGCGCAGCATCAAACACCGGCCCAAGATGGTGGCAATGAGGGAAGTGGCTGAAAAGATGAAATATGGGCATGTCTATGAGAATGACGGTTCAGCGTGGGATGTTACAGTATCCCCGGAGCTTCGTCATGCTTTGGAAGATCCTATTTTGGAACACATTGCGATGTTGTTGTTCAGCCACGGTAACTTCGAGCTCATTACTTGGGATATGCAAGGTGCTGATTTGGAAGATCGCAGGAAGGATCAGTTGAAAGCTTCGTTCAACAAACACGGCGCGCGGGCATCCATCATTGTACGTGCTTTTCGCAAATCCGGCGACCGTGGTACCTCGGCTCTGAACAATTTAGTCAATTTGACTTTGTGGAGTGCGATGGTATTGGACGAACCGGCACAGGTGGTTTATAAACCATCTGCCAGGAAGTACAGGATCAACGGACAAAACACTGATTTTGCGTTCTTTTATGAGGGTGATGACTC